GACGACGAGACCCATCCTCACGGTGGGTTGGACATCTCCATCGAGTTCGTGGCGAACAAGGTCTATGACATGGCCGAAGCCCCCGGCAGCATTCTCCCGATGGAGAGCCCTGGGGAGCCTCGGGACCGGAACCGTGGGTCCTTGTCTCGCTCGGGCACAGGGAACCGGATGTCACTGTTCAGCGCCCCAGGGATCGGTGGGACATCACCCGCGGCGGCAACCGCCAACCAAGCGTGGCAGAGTGTTGCCGAGACACCTGTCGTGGACCTGGACACAGGGGTCATCACCACCCGTCGTCGGTGACCACATCACACACGGGCTCTCCGGGATTCAATCAGCTTGGCTCGGGTCTCAGGGGAGTGTGTCTTCCCTTTACGGGCAGCACTCATCTTCGCCCGAGTCTCTGGCGACACTGAGGGCCTGTTCTTGGCAGCGGCGCTCATTCTGGCCTTGGCTTCCGGGCTACGGGTCATCCCAGTGTGGGCCTGACCAATCCTTTCCCTGGTCTCTGTGGATTGCTGACGAGGTGCCCTGTCTTTGGCAGCAACAGCAATTTTCCACCGTGTCTCCAAACTGTGTTGTTTGCCAGGGGCAGTATCCCCGCCCGTGGTGAGGTTGAACCCGTTGGGGGTGAGTGTTCCAAGAACACTGATCCAGTGTCGTTCTCTCTCGTTCAGTTCCTCAAATGTGTCCGCGCGACCAACCACATCCATGGTGAAGTTGGACGCTCCGTACAGCTTCAGGGAATGGTGGAAGTGGCTGTGGTGTCGGCGTGAGTGGATCTGGTGTTCCCTCCAACGCTTCCCTGCCCCACGGGTTGTCTGACCCACGTACTGTTTCCCGTTGACAGTGCATGTGATGACGTAGACCTCCCCGTAGGGCTTGGGGTCCGTGGGGGTCATTTCCCCGCCTCCGTCTGTTGGGTCTTCAGCATCGCGGCGACCACGAGGTCCCGGATGATCGCAGAGGTTGTGGAGCGTCGTCGGGCGGCTTCCTCACGAACCCAAGCAGAGACATCATCCGGGAGGTAGACCTTGGTGTGTTTGGTTTCCATGTCAGACAGTACCCATCCGGTACTGGGCCGGTATCAGCAATCTACCGGAGCACCCACCAGCCCTAGACCGCCTATCCGCCCCGAGGGGTAAGGTCCATCAATGTCCATCCAAAATAGGCCCTACGCTGGGACTTGGGTTGCAAACCGCAGGAATGTGGTCCAGTGGACACCCGATTTTCAGGTTTACGTGAATGGGGACACCAGTTTGCCTGGGTGTCCCACATGCCACCACAACATCGATTTGAACGAGTTTGTAAATTCGATCTCGGTGGACTTCGGTGTGGAGCCCGGAGCGTCCAACTGTTCCATCGGGATGTCCATTCCGAGGCACTACGGGGACTCGATCTTCCGGGACGGCAACACCCTCCTCCGTCCAGGGCTGGAGATCCACGTCTATTTCCGGGGCTACTTCCCCATGAAGGGGATCTCCACCCCCAATTCCAGGCCCGTCGCGGGGATCAACCTTGGGGACATCCCCCAGTACCCGTACTACCCAGCCTTCCACGGCGTGGTGACCTCGGTCACCCACGACTACAGCAGTGGGTTCTACACAGCCAACATGACCTGCAACGGGATGCTGCACTTCTGGGAGCACATGAAGCTCTCGGGTGCGGGCGGCGGGTCATTCTTCGGCACCCGTCCCGCCAACAGCGGCATCCAGACGACCCTCACGGGTCACCCAATGACGGGCAAGACCCCGTACGCGATCATCTACTCCCTGTACCGAGACACGGCTGGCGTGGCGGACGGGGTGGGATTCGCGCTGTCGTCTCGCACGAACCTCAACGCGGTGAACAGCACCACCCGCGACCCGCTGTACGCCTTGACCCTGACGTATTGGGAGCAACGGTTCCGGGGGAAGATCTACGGCCTGCGTATGCACGGGGCCTCGGGCCAGATGTTCACCTCGTCACAGCAGGCGTTCTTGTCCCTGTACGGCCACAGTTCGACGACGTTCGGTGGGTCCCGAGGGACCGGGAGCGTGAGCCCAAGCCCCGGCCACGAGTCCCTGGACTACCTCGCACAAGACCCCACCATTCTCCTTGGGATGCGGGCAAACACGGCTGACGGGAGGGTTTCCCGTCAGGTAGATACAGCCCTTCTCGCGGCCAACAACGAGGGCCGGAACTCTCAGGGGCTGGACGCCATGGCGTTGCAGGCGTTCCCGACGGACATTGGCTCGTACGGACAGGTGAACCTCTGGGAGAGCACCTACGAGTCCAAGATGGACATTGCCACGGCGGTGACCAACGTCTGCGGCTACGAGTTCTACCAGGATGCCGACGGGGACTTGGTGTTCAAGCCCCCGATGTACAACCTGGATACGAGCTCCTCTCGGGTGTACCGCATCGAGCCCGAGGACATCGTCTCCATCAACTTCTCCGAGAACGAGCCTGCGGCCACCTACGTCCTTGTGAAGGGCGGCGCGTTTCAGAACACCCGTGGGCTGGTGGACGAGTCCGAGTGGGGGTGCCGGTCCCAGTACGTGGACTACAAGTTGGTGGCCCAGTACGGGTGGATTGAGGCATCGGTCGAGAGCACCTACTACACCAACGCCCGGAGCGCGTTCTACTTCGCGATCAACTACCTGGACCGCCAGAACGCAGGGTCTAACGGTGCGACCGTCACGATCCCCATGCGGCCCGAGATTCGTCCCGGGTACCCGGTGTACATCCCCCACATTGACTGCTTCTACTACGTCACCCAGGTGGCGCACGCCTTCAACCTTGGGGCAGAGTGTACGACCACGCTCACCCTCACGGCCCGCCGCCGGAAGTTCTTGGCCCCAGGCAACACGTCGAACACCAACGTCGCCCTGGACCAGACCCTCTCGGCCATCAACCTCGCGAACACCGAGAGCCCCATCCGACCCCTCCAGACGCTGGACAACAGCGGGTCGCCCCGGTTGGTGGGGTTCCCCAACGTGGTGATGGCCCTGGACCCCACGCACATCAACCCGATGTTCATGGCCCTTGGGTTCCAGGCCGTCGAGAACGAGCTCACCCGAGAGAACACTGCGAGCAGGCGTGACCACAACCGTCAACAAAGCACCGCACGGCAAGATTTGTTCGTAGGTCAACTGATTGACGGGTTGTTGTCCCGGACCCCCGCTACCCTGCGTCCCACGTCATCCCGCACGGCGTCAGAGCTCGCCCGTCCACACCATGGCCGTAACCACACCACCAACCCCGGACAACTGTACACCGTGGTGGGGCTCCCTGGAGTTGGTCACGATGGAGTGACTGTGTCAAGGCAGGACATCTCGACGGCGCTGACGCAATACATCCACACTAGGAACGTGGTTCGCGAGGTCAAGGCCAGTTTGGATCGCAGGAGGATTGAAGCACAGCAGGCCATCAACGCCGAACGTGCCGCCGCTCAGAGGGCAGACCGGGACGTGGACCAACAACTGGTTGCCCGTCAAGAGACACTGATCACGACTGCACAGAGGCAACTCAGAGAAGTTGTGTCCAACTTTGATGCCACCCCACCGGACGCTACCAACCAACAATTGGTAACCAATTTCAACAACCTCTCAAGGGTTGTGCGGGAAGTTCAAGGGGCTGATGCCCATCGTGATCGCACCCTTGGTACGGCCAGCGAGGGTGGCACTGACTCAACCGCCAACAACGTCATCCTCATGTCCTACCTCATGGGACAGTTCAGGACGGGCGGGAGCAACACCGGGGACACCCGTACGGACCCTTCGGGGACGATCAACGAGTCGGCCAACCTCCTCCAGATGTTGTCAGACCGCAAGGCGTCCTTGTCGCTCACCACGCCGGGGTACTACCGCTACTACTCGGCGTCGCACCCCGACCCTGCGATGCAGGGCTACCTCCCTGTGGATTTGAGCTCAGGTGGTGAAACAAGTGAGCCGGGGGGGGTGTCTACGCCAATTGTGGTGAATCGTGGGGGCGGGGGGTATCTCCCGTATGCGGACCAGGGAGAAGTGCCCCGGACCCCTACCCGTATGTCGGTCGGTGACGCAGCAGGGTATTTGAGGAATGCCTGGAACAGGATTGTTCAGAGCCCCGCTCTTTCCAATACCATCTTGGAAATCCTTCTCGCGCAGTGGTCGCATGAGACAGGTTCTGGCCGCAGCATGATGAATTTCAACTTCGGTGGGTTGAAATATGGGGGGGGAGGGTTCAGGACAACGTATGGATCCCATGAGACTGTGAATGGGGTCCGTGTACCGACACGGGATGCGTTCCAGGCATATCGGACACCCCAAGAAGGGGCTGACCATTTTGTCCGGTTCCTCACCGACCGTGGGCATGTGGCGGCAGTCCAGGCGTACCTCCTCCACCCTGGAAACGCCATGGTGTACGCGGAAGCTCTGAAGCGAGCTCATTACTTCACGTCCGACCCGACTGTGTATGGCCGGGACCTTCAGGGTCGCGTGAATGGTATCCGCCGGTCTGGTATTTTGGGTCGGGTTGGGGTCCCTGACCCCCCGCCGCCCCCGACGACGGCACCCTCTCGACCGCCAACACCGGCCCCAACATCAACTTACAACACCGTGGTGGTGCTCCCCATCATGGATGTGAGCAACATCCCCGAGGAACGCCAGGGCAGCTATGTTGATGTCGTCCCGAACGATCGCTACCCTGATGTGGTCCACACCCCGACCAATGGGCTGAAGGTCCGGGTGATGGAACAGCGGGGTACGCAAGTGGTACCGACGAACCTCATCTATTCCATGACGTTCGAGGCACGGGGGCAAGTGCGAGCGACTCCGGTGTCTGTTCGAGCACACCACCCCGCCCCCCCAAGGGAAATCATCGGGTTCATCAACTCGTGTCTGAACCCCCGGGCCAACGACCCATTCGTCCGTGCGCTCACACGGACTTTCACGGACAAGGTTGGGTCCGCGGGGCTCTCTACGGTGCGGACCACAGCGGAACAAGTACGGGCGCTCATCGCCGTCGCCGTCGAGGGGATCCAGAACCTCCGCACCTCCGAGGGGCTCATCCAAGGGACGCCTCTCGCAGAGACCCGTTCGTCCGGGCCTGCAACGGACGCGGAGATCAACGCCCTCATCGACCGGGCTGTGGCTGGGTCATCAACCCCTCCCCGGACCTCGGGAGGGACGCCCGTCCTGATTGGGACCCCCATCCACAACATCACCAATGGGGTGCCCAACGATTTTGACCCGTCGGGGACCACCACGGTTCGTTCCGCCGCCGCCGCAACCGCCGTGCTCGCAGCCAAGGCACGGGCGCTGGTGGTGGATGTGACCCAGGCGAACTTCACCAACCTCAACCGCGCCCGTGACGTGCTCCGCACGATCCGTGGTCGCACGCCGTTCCCGTCGGAAGCCCAGGTGTACCTCACCCCTTGGGAGGAGTCCCTCACGGCCCTGTTCCGAGGGAACCCACCGCCCCAGCGCGGGATTTTCGTCCCAAGGTCGGACGTGCATATCATGGAGAGCTCCGACCACGAGGAGTTCTCCCCCGTGTTCCCCGTGTCTGACGCCAAAGGGTTTGAGCATTACGGGTCGTTCCAGTACGGGCGAGGGCTGTCCATCGAGCCCGGTGGCAACTACGAACGGATCAGTGCCAGGGACCCGTTGCAGTTCCTCACGGACGCACAGCGGGAGGCGTATCTCCGTGGGATTGTCAGTGACAGCCTTGAGGAGCGGGGTCGTGCAGTTGCGGCAGCGGCAGCGGCTCTTGCCAGCAATAGTGACCCGTCAGGAGGCGATGCGGCGATCCTTCACCTCGGTGAGAACGACCAACGGAACGGCGACCGGACCACCATGATCGCCAACGGTCTCCGCAACTACATCATGTCGGACCGGGACGCCGTCACCAAGCTCCCGGTGAACAACGCGGCCTACCTTCTCACGGACCTGACCCCGATGGGGCAGCAGGACACCTGTGCCTGCAAGGGTGCAGAGTCAGACCTGTTGCTGGCCGCGTACATGTCGGGCACGGCTGGGATGACCCAGATTGTCTCCTCCGAGGAGGAGGCTGTTCAGTGGGTGAGCACACAGATGCAGCAGGCCGCGGTGGGCTGGGCCGACACGCAGGCCAAGATGCGGGGCATGGCGATGGAGCAAGGTCGGCGGTCACTCCTGGACTCCGTCAGTGGGTGGAACACCATCACCAACGAGTTCCGGCAGACCAATGGCAGTCTGGCCAATCAGACCGAGTCGGTTGGGAGCCGGGCGGACACCCTGGGTCAGAACACCCGGACATTGTTCACCCCACCACGGGGCCAGTAGCTCAGGGGACCAAGGGGCGGGCGGTCACCCACGGGGCACACTCTTCGTGGGCAAACCCTACGTTCCCTCCGCACCAAACACCCGGCTTCCGTGACCCACCAAACGGGTAGATGGCACTCTCGCAGAAGGGGCATCGTTTGAGCGACCCTGACACCTGGAGCTCCACGGCACTCAGCCGCACATCCTGGGTGCTGCACAGGTAGCGGACGTACGTGGAGTCGATGTACGGCGGATCAAACAGGGGGCTGTTCGGGAATCGCACCATGCTGTTCGAGGTGAGTGGCAACCCTATCCTGGGGTCCACCTCGAACAACTGAAACGACATCTTCCGGGCTATCCTGTGGTAGGTTTGCCAGACCACCTCGTTGGGGTCGAGGTTGGACGCCGTGAGGAGCTTCATGGGCAGAGCTTCCTTGGCTCTCACTGTGCCCCCATCCGTCTTGGTGACGGTGAGCCCCAGGACAACATCACTGGCGAAGGGCAAGTGCTGCCACAACACATCCACCTTCAAAGGGATGTCCGCCGGGTCCAGGTCACCCAGCACGACCCCTCGGATGATGTCTGGGTCCGGGTCAACCAACATTGGCGATCCATGGGGAAATGCCCGACCTAGTTGATCCTCGGGCACACACGGGGTAGAGTCCGAACATGCTAAAACCTTTCGGTGAAATTTACGCCATTCGGAACCTGATCAACGGAAAAATCTACGTGGGCCAGACTACTCGCGGTGTGCAGTGCCGATGGAGGGCTCACCTCAAGGGGTTGGGTAATGGTCGGACCTACCCTGGGCTGAAGGGGGCATTGAAGAAATACGGGGTTGAGAATTTCTCGGTGGATGTCATCGACACTGCCGCTTCCTACGAGGAACTCGACTCGAAAGAATGCGCTTGGATCGGCACCCTGGACAGCATGGTCCCAAATGGATACAACCTCAAAGAAGGTGGGAAACACGCCCCGCACTCGGCGGAGTCCAGGGAACGGAACAGACAGGCACAGTTGGGCAAGAAACACACGCATGAGGCAAAGGCCAAGATGAGTGCGGCTGGGAAAGGGAGGGTCAAATCCCCAGAGCATCTTGCGAAAATCAGTGTGGCCCTTCAAGGGCGCAGGCCCTCTGATGCCGCGATGGCTAGGTCGCGGGAGGTCTGCACCGGACGCAAGATGTCTGATGCGTTCAAGGAGAACCAAAGGCTGAAGCATCTGGGCAAGAAAGACTCAGACGCCACACGAGAGAAGAAGCGACAGACCCTCATGGGGAGGAAACTCTCTGAAGAGTCACTTGAGAAGATGCGGCGCACCAAGAACACACCAGAGGCACTAGAGGCTGCAAAAGTCGGGTCCACGGGTAGGAAGCACAGCCCTGAGACGAAAGCCAAAATTGGTGCTGCCAGCAGAGCCCGGAAGATCCCAGGGAGGCCCAAGTCCATCCGGGTCAGCGAACTCCCTCCAACCACGTCAGATCCAGAGTCCAACTCACCGCAGACCGCCGCCGCCAGACATCAAACGCTTGGGTGAGGTGGGCGTCCGCCTGTGCGGAAGTCCAGCGGTTCACCCGCATCATGTGTGCCTTGCACATGTCACCTTGGCCCATGTGAACGGCTAGACCAAAATGCTTCGTCCGATGGCACTGGGGGCAGAGAGCTTCTACCCCCACCAGCTTTTGGACGTGGTTGGTGTCGTCGTAGTGCCAAATCTCGTGGCACTCGACCGGGTGCTTGCGACCGACGCCACCACAGAGCTCGCACTTGTGGCCCGCCGCCGCGTAGGTGGCCTTGCGTACCTTGTCCCAGTCCTTGGGTCGGAGCTCGGAACGTAGGTTGAACCCCCACTGTGCCTGTGGCACCAGTTCCACGGCTAGCTTGGGGGTTGGCGTCGTATCGTCCATCTCTAGTACCTTACGCCCTGACGGCTAACTGTTCTATCCCCCAGGAAGGTAGCGGAGAGCTCATGCCCACGGACCTGAACATTCTCAAGAAGGCTTTCCAGAACGCCACCTCGACATCCGAGGCTACCAAGACCTGGGACGAACCGCTCACGCGCCGGGAGTCAACCCAAGCTGAACAGGTGTTCCCCGCCCCAGCCCTCCTGTCCGAGGTGGGTGGCTGGGTGGCCTCCAGCGGAACCCCCTACGCCACGGTTGAGAACGTCGGGGCCATCACCTCCACCCTCCAGCAGGGTAGTGCAGCCCCGTCGCGGACGTACTACGAGACTCGCCCGGGTCGGTCGGGGTTCAACGACGTGGACTTCGTGCCCTACAACTGGGGCACCAACCGTTTCGGCAACAAGGGTGGTGCCCTCCTTGGTCACCCCATCTCCTGGGAGGTGGTAGGTCCCACGGGCAAGTCCCCGTACACCCACTGGCAGTGGGCGGTGAACACCGCCACCAACACCCTCACCCTCGAAGCTGGGGTGTTGAGCCAACTGTTCACGACGGTGCCCCCCCACGTTGTACCCGCAACCGTCCCCACCGTGGCCCAAGCCTACGGGTTGGGCACCATGCCCAATGGTGGGCTGTATGTGCTTGTGGAGATCGCCGGGGATGAAGCCACCAACCTGTTGCTGGCACCGGCCAATGCCCTGGTTCCGACGGACCAGGACACGTCCAGGTTTGAGCTCTTCCGGGTGGCCTCGTGGGCGGGTCAGGACATCGTCCTGGAGTCTGCCAAGCCCCTGACGGACTACTTCACTGCGGTCGGGGCCAACGACAAGATCAAGTCGATCACCCTCATCCAGCCCAAGGTGACACGGCTCGGGGCCATCCCGCTGTCCCTCAACGGGACCACACAGCAGAACCAAGTGTTCGTGTTTCTCCCCCCGGAGCGGGCGGCGAACTCGGAGTACATGCCCCCGTACAACGGCTCGGGGTTGTGCCCCGACTGGACGGTGAACGGCGGTTTCGACATCACCGGAACCATCCCCACAGGCAAGGTCGTCAGCTATGGGACGCCCAACCAGTTGCCGGTGCCGCAACCTCTGAGTACGGACCTCACGGGCACCCTCTCTGTGGCCCCAGGGTTCGCGAACCAATGGGAGCTCGTAGTCACCTACAGTGGGACGTTCTCGGTGGGCCAGATCCTCCGTGTCCACACCGTCACCCGAGACACCATCACGGATGACCAAGTAGGTCAGTGCCTGGGGTGGTTCGAGATCCAGAACATCGCCGGGGGAGGTCCGTACAACCTCACCCTTGCTCGGGTGCCAGAGGTCAACTCACACACGGGTGAGGTGTTCTACGGGTTTGGCCCCGTAGGAGCGGTGTCGAACACGGTTCTCGTGGACCTGTACGACAACGTGGGGACCATCTTCACGGACCCTGTGCTGAACACCTCCAAGTTGGTCGCCGCTCGGCTCGACCATCTCATCGACCCCAAGGTGGTGGACACCTCGTTCCGGTCAGGTGGGGCCTCCAACCCGCCTGGACCCGCGGTGTTCAACACGGTGACGGGCAACAACCCCGGCAACCTCACCGACCTCGGGTTCCGGGTCGTGCTGTTCCCTGCCAAGGACCTGGGTGGCCTGACCATCGGCCCGGACTTCGACAACCCCATCACCAGCAACACCGTGGTGTTGAACCCGGCCCTCTCACCCTCGTTGCAGTTCATCGAGGTGGACTACTCGGCTGGTGTGCTCTATCTGTCCCACCCCCCCGTCCCGGGTGTAGGGTGCGCGGTAGCCCCCAGCGGGATCATTGCGGACGCGACGAACAACCCCCGCAACGAGGTGGTCCTGTACGCCGCGTGTGTGCCCTACTCGCGGGAGCCTTCACAGCGTGGCACGGGCGCACAGGTGAAGACCACTCGGGTGGGTGGCGAGTTCGGCGTCCATGACGCCGTGGACGTGTACGGCCAGAGGCTGGTCTGCACCCCCGACCCCAGTATGGTCGGCGCGCTGGGCACGCTACTGCTCCTCACCACCCCGGTGACACAGCCACCCCCTTCAGGTTGGTTCCAGCTTGGTGAGGTGGGGACTGGTATCAACGCACAGTTCGTGAGCCTGGGGAGTCCCAACTACTACGGGTGGCTGGACCCGGCCACGAACATCATGTACGGCATCGGGGAAGCCGCCCCGTATGTGATCACCGCACAGACCCGTCTGGTGTTCCCCAAGGGGCCTCTCCCCAAGGCAGCATCTGACTCTGATGGTGTCCGAGGAGCCTCCAAGCGGACACCGTTCCTGAACTTCCGGGGCACCCGCACCACGGTGGCCCCGGACGGCACGGTGGTCATCTCGCCTGTGGCCACCCTGGATGACGCCTACCGGGCCAACGACCCCACGACCCTTGGGATGGGTCGGGTCATCACGGTAGACGGAGGTGCCGTGGAGGCCCGCCCGGACGCCACCGCGGGAGGTGACATCCTCAACGCGAGCTTCCGGGTCAACACGTCCACCTCGACCCCTGGCAACCAAGTGGGCTACGACTTCCTCGGGGCGGACCCTGGGGGTGGCAGTGACCCCTACGCGGGGTTCATCGACCGCCGGGCTTTCACTCCCACTGCGACCAACACCACCCTCACCGCGGGGTTCTCCTGTGACGTGGCGGCTGGGGTAGTGAGCATTGACCCCTTTGGTGCCGATTGGTTCTGGGAGCCCACGGGGTACAACAAGACCCTGCTGTCGTTCTACCAGGACCTCATCCAGATCGAGGGTGTGACGTACGTGGTCGCCGGGTTCTCTGGGGCGACTGGACACGACATCACCATCGTGAACCTGGACGGGACTGTCCCCACGGTCGCGTACGGGACGGGGTTGTACACCGGGGCTACGGCCACGGTGTACAGGGCCAAGTTCTTCACCAGCCGGGGGGACACAGGCACCCCGGCCCTGAACCTGAACTCCTGGTTCTCGGGTCAGGCACGGAGCGAGTCGGCACTTGGACAACCGCTGGGTGCCCTGAACCTGTACGCCGGAAGCGCAACGGCAACCTCGCCCGGCGACGGGGGTGGCAGCACGGCGGCACTGGCCTTCTGGGCTCGGTTCAACATCCTTGGATCCGAGGCCGTCCTCTCCGTGGCCAACTTCGACACGCTTGGCAGGATGAACTCGTCCCTGAACCCTGGGTACATGACCGGGGGATCCCTCCCGGACTACCTGCACCGGGGTGATTTCGTCTCCAGGAGCATCAAGGACTCTCTGGTCCCCGCACTCCCGACGATCGGGCACATCGTCGAGGACTACACCTACGACAACTACCGCTACGACTTCCTCTCGCTCCAGACCCTTGTCTCCGGGGCACCTGTCTACGTGGGGGTGGCAACCGCCAACATCGCCACACAGGGTGAGGTCACGGTGGTTCTGGCCTACACCCTGGTTCCCTACGGGGCTGCCATTGCAGAGGTCACTGCGGTCAACGGGGACACGACTCAGAGGGGTCTGTTCCTTGTGTACGCCACGGATGGTGCAGCCAACATCTACATCCGTGGCCTCGACGACTCGCTCCCCACGTTGTTTGCCCCGGCGGACAACATCACGTTCCGGCTCTACGTCTACGAAGCTCCCGGGCGTCACCTCACGGGGAAGTACCTGGACACGGACTCCCCCCCCCTCCCCGCGACACAGACCAGCACGCACACCCTGGGGGTGGGCCTTGAGCTAGACTCCGTGGGCCTCACAATCGCAGGCCCCGACCGGGTTCTTGGTGGTGCAGACCGTCACGCCTACCGGGTGACCCAGGCGACATCGGGTGGCGCGGTCACCCCCTCGAACCAGGAGACCGCTTCGCTGGACGTGGGGGGTTACCACAAGTCCAAGGACTACCTCTACAGCCTCCCGCTCCAGGTGATCACCAAGCAACTGAACCCGATGACCTTCTCCGGGCTGGACGCTTTCGGAGCTTCCCAGTGGGCGTTTGACTCGTCTGTGGGTTCAACATGGTTTGCCCTCACCCATGCCACGACACTGCGAATCCCACTGGTTCTCCCAAGGTCTAGTGAGCGGTTGAACAGCGGTGGCACCCGCACGCACCGGACCACCCTCCAGTACATCACCATCATGGGGAGGTTCTTCGCTGGGGTGGCACTGGCCAATGTGACCGTCCACAAGGTCCGGTGTACGCCGGGCACACCGCCGACCCGTTCGGACACCCTTCTGTTTGTGGACCAGCCACCGCTGGTGTTCCCCTGCACCACCTCGACGGACCTTGCGGCGTCGGGAGTGGGGGGCGACACCTACTACGTCAACGTGTACGAGGACAACATGGGGACGCTGCCCGTGTACCTCGATGACACCGAGGACTACACCTACTACCTCGTCATCCAGTCCAACAACGGCGGCGCGTCCCTGGATGAGGTGTACGGAGTCCAAGTAACGTACACCGACCCTGGACCCCGCAACTTCTGAAAGGAACCTCTCGTGACGCCCCTTGATCTCCTGTACTCCTGGCAGTCCATGTTCCTCGCTGTGGTCATCGCGACCATGACCCAGAGCTTCAAGAAGCTGGTGGAGGGGCTCATCGAGAGGTACTCCGGGGGGGATGGGGAAACCAAGCGCAAGGCATCCGTCGCCAACGCCACCCTGCTCCCATTGTTCCCGTTGCTCCTCGGTGGGGTGATCGGTCGATGTCTCCCCATCCACCCGGAGTACCTCGTCCGGTACGTCAACGAGAACCACACCAGCACGGCGGTGTACGCGATGTGGGGGGCGTCCATCGGACAGTTCTCGGACTATCTGTACCAGAGGGCCAAGGGGCTGCTGTCCAGGCCCGCCCCGTTGAGGGCAGCACCCACACCGAAACCCCCCGGTGGCAAGAAGAAGACTCAGAAGAAGCGGGCAAAGCCCAAGGTGGTGCCCCCACCAGTGGGACAACCCACAGTCCCGGAGCTTATCCCCCCCGCCAGCCGTATTTCCACCGTAGAGTGAGCCCATCCACATGAGAATCTATGCGGACGTGAACCGCCTTCCTGACAACCCCGCCGCAGAGACGAGTTCGGTGATCATCCAGGTGGCCCCAAGCCCGTCTGTGGGGGTGCTCACGCCAGCCAACGGCAAGTTCGTGGTGGACATCCCCGACGGAGTGTACCCCCCAGTGGTGAGCATGGCGTCCCGGCTCATCAACCCCGTGGGGGACATCGTCGCGGGCATCTACCAAGGGTTGCTCCGGGCGTTCCCTGGCTACTCAAACGTGGTGTACAACCAGCTTCTCACGTCTGCGGACATCGACCTCCTGGACGCGACTGCGACGTTCCCCCACGACCCAGGCCCCCCTGCACGCACCTGGGCATCCAGGTTCCAGACGGGCACCCCGTTGGGGGGTACCAAGGGTGTGGCACCCGGGTCCGTCGCGGTGCTGGCCGAGAACCCGTACACGACGCCACCACGTCCGGGCCTCATCATCACCAAGAACATCGACATCTCGGCACTCACGGGTGGCCTCGGTGCCAAGAACTTCGTGGTGTACTGGAAGATTTACGAGATGTCCGTCACGGACGACCTGATGGACTTCAGCACCGACAGCAACCTCCCCGTGACCAGGAACTTGGTGGAGGTCTCCCAAGATGAGGTGGATGTGTACCTGTCCGTGAACAACGGTGGTGGGTACACTCCCGTAACCCGTCTATCCCCCTGCGTTACGTGTGACCCTGGCACGGACGTTCGACTGGCGTTCGTGAACCACAACAGCCACAAGGTCTACCTCACCGCCTACGCAATACTCTTTTGATAGACCTACACTAGACATGAGCTCAACAAGGGTGGCTGTGCGCGCCCGCTCGGAGTTGAAATACAATCTCCAGGCGTTCAGCACTTGGTCCGACGACATGGCCTACGCCTTGGGGTTGTTTTTCTCGGACGGTTGCATCCAGCAACCACCGCGGGGTTCCCTTCGGGTGTCATTCTCCAACACAGACATGGAAACGGTCGCGTGGTGGCATCAGTATGTGGGCAACCCCAGCCGCATCTACATCCACAAGCCAAAGAAGTTGAGGGGGTCTGTCCGGCGTCTGTCTCTCTACACGTCCAACGTGACCAGCGACACTTTGGGGCAACGGATTCTGGAACTGGGTGGATGCCTACGGAAGTCCACGACAGACATGGGGATGCCCATGGTGCCAGAACAGCATCTCGGGGCATTTCTTCGCGGGTTCTTCGACGGGGATGGCGGCATCTGGATTGATTCGGGCGGGAGGATGCTGGGGGGGAAGCAGCTTTCAACCAGCCTGACATCCAACCCGCAACGGTTCCGTCAGGAGCTTGCAGACATGTTGTCCGCCAAGGGCATTCACACCGTACTCACCCGCATCACCCTCAAAATCAGTGGGAGTAGTGCTGAAAAGCTGTGCCAATGGATGTACAGCGCGCCTGGACACAGGATGGCCCGGAAGTACAATGTGTGGGGGGATTGGCAGACCCATCGGGCTTCCTTCGGTGGATTGATCAAGGACGGCGACCCCTGGGCTACCCTGCGGGGAATCCGGTCTCAACCATGGCACTCACGGGTAGGGACCATGTCTGATCGGGCACTAGCCCAACAAATCGGGCTGACTCACAGTGCCGTGAGCACAGCCCGTGAGAAATTGGGTATTCCTGTATTCAAGCCCAAGAGGTAAATGCCGAGGTACAAACCTTGGCATGATCTCGTAGGTACGATGCCTGACGTTGATGTTTCTCGTACAGGTTCGGTAAGTCGGTCATCGGTTTGTCTGTACCGTAAACAGATGGGGATTCCCGTGTTCCAACAAGAGAAGGTGGCATGATGGCTGAGTATTTCGGACCCGGGGTGTCTCGCACACTCTCGGCAATTTCACAGCAGTTCACCACCATTGTCTGGAATGCTGATCGCCCCCCGCTGGACAGCGAGCTCAACCTCATGTCCCAGGTGGACTGGGAGAGCCTCGCTCAGGTGGTCCGTTCGCAAGTTCACTCGGGGTTCTTCCTTGACCCCACCCGGTGTGACGCGGACTACCAGACCGACCCGCTGCACGCCAACCAGTTCATCCTGGCCCCGCCCGCCGTGGTGGAGGGCGTCACCGAGGTACCCCCCACCCTCTACGCCGCTGTGAATGGCTGGGTCCTTCCCATCGCAGGGGCCTACATGCCCGAGGGTGGTGGAGGTGATACCCCGGCCAACCGGGTGCGGCTGTACCCCCCTCCGACGACGGACGCCCGGACGGATTTCGTGTTCCTGGAGGTGTGGCAGGCCCTGGTGTCGGCCAACCCCTCCACGGTGAACAAGCCCAGTGCGAGTGCAGTCTACAAGTACGGCAACACCCAGTACGGCGGGGTGAACCTCACGGACGAGATCGAAGACCCCGCGGTGGGGTTCGAGACCACCAAGCGGGTTCAGCTTCAGTACCGATTCCGGGTGGTGGGCAGCGGGGATGCCGGTGGCGTGTCCGTGGACCTCGTCAACTACCCTGACGGACTCACGGACCCGAACGTCCTGGGACAGGGCACCGCGGTGGCACCCCTCGGTGGATTCACGTTCGCCAACATGCGGGGCGAGCTCAACGACCCCTCCCTGTGGCGTGCGGGCGACGGCGACCCCAACAACGCCCTGGGCACGGTGGACGGATACGTCTACGCCATCCCGGTGTGTGCGGTGTTCCGTCGGAATGCGGCGGCGTTCACGGCCATCTCATCGAGCGGGTCGCCCAACCAGAACGGTGCGACCGAACGGACCCCCAGCACCCATGGTCTGGCGGACCCTCAGTCGGGTGCCCGTGTTCTTGCACAGGCGACCCTGTTCGCGGACCTGAACGAGACCTTCACCGGGTACGTCAAGCTCAACTACTACTCGGACTCGGGGCTGGACGACCCCAACCTGTTCCCGGTGGGTGTCCTCCGTCGCTACTTGGTGATCGGTGAGGGTCTCAACCAGGAGATCATCTCCATCAACCCGAACACCGACCCTGGGGGCCTGGGTCTCAACTCGGTGTTCATCGAGGCGGGTGTGGGTCGTGGGCGCGGTGGGACAATGGCCAAGTCCCACGCCGCAAACACCCCTGTGTCGCTGTACAGCGTCCGGTCGGATGGTCTGTATGCCGACCAAGTGGCTCCGACGGACCTCCTGGACATGCGCCGGTCGGTCAACTTCGGGGACTGGGACTACAACCGACTTCTCCAGAAGGGTGTCGCGGCTCTCGTCCAGAACAACCTTCGCACGGCGTTCAAGCAGGCGGGCACAGGCGGCGACACCGTTGGAGTGAGCACCACGGAGGTGTCGTTCTTCCAACAGCCCACCTCGGCCATTCACCTCAACCATGTGGCTGAAGTGGACGGGACGGATGGGATCCGCACGGTGTGGAGCGACAGCGCCGCGGTCCAAGGAGATGTCACGGTCATCCTGGACAACAACGCCGCCCTGGACGCCAGCCACTACACGGCCACGACGTTCGACGCGACCATTGGGTCGTCCTGGACGATGGGTGCCGGGTTCATGCCCAACGGGTTCCTGAACTACACGACCACCAAGGGGTGGTGCAACGGCTCCGTGGTGTTCGTGGACATCGGTGGGAAGACCGGCACCGAGGGTGCTCGTATGGGGCTCCTGAACGGGCAGGAAGCCGTGCGGTTCATCGCCCCCTACGAGGCGTGGAAGCCCGGGGACAGCGACCTTGGGTCGCACCACCCGTGGCAGCTTCGGTTCGTCGGCGGTGCAGGTGGGAACTCCGCGGCAGGGTCCACCGCCGACTCGAACGCCTACCGTGCGGGGTTCATGACGACCCCCAACGGAGTGGACCCCAACCACCCCGGCCCGATGTTCCCGGTGGCAAGCACCAACTTCGAGCGACCGTTCATCGTGCTGGGTGGGGTTCTCAACCCGGCCCTTCGGTACACGGGCATCCCGGCTACCCTCGTCAACCTCATCCCGATTGGCCCCTCGGGTAACCCCGAAGTGAACATCGCCGCACAGGACTGGGACACCTTCTCTCTCACCCTCGGGCGGGATGGAAAGACCCTGCGGGACTACCTGACCAACGATGGTCAGGATTTCACGGGTGCATCTTCCAAGCTGTACTTGGTGATCTACGGGGACCCCACCAGCCGTGACAACAATGGAGCATTCCAGGTCATTGGTGCGGGCACCAGCACGGCACAGGGCGGCAACCCGTTCACCCAGAACGTGTCCACTACGAAAACGCACTTGGTGGTGCGCCCTCTGTCGGGTGACTACGACGCCTTCACGGTCACGGGCAACAACGTCACCATCGAGTTCCGCTCACAGGAGATCAACGCCGAGGACGACAACGGGAGTGACAACACCCCGCACGGCCTCGCGGTGGTCCTCACGGACCTTCTCAGCACAGGACTCCCCTGGGGAGATGTGGGCGCTGGGTTCATCCTGGAGGAAGCTGGCGGTTCCCCCGCACAGCTCATCCCGGTGGCATCCAAGGCCACCCTGACCATGGACCTTCTGTGGTCCCCCAGTCACGGGGCAAGCCCACGAGTCCCCGACCGTGTGACCCGTTTCGGTGTTGTGAACCCCCCGGCGGTGCTCTATCGCTCCCCGGTGTCCATCATCGACCCTGTGTTCGTCGCGGACACGGCGTACCCCGATGGGGACGTGACGTACCCATCGACCCAGGTCCAACTCTGGAACCGGCTCCCGTCCAACGGGCTCGGGGCACCGTATGCGGCCAACTACGGTGGAGCCGTCGTGGGCAAGACGGAGCAAGACCGCGAGGCAGAACTGTTCCTGGACCCCGGGTCCAAGACGGTGGTGTTCCGACCGTTCACCCTGAAGTCGGCCATCCTCAAGCAGTTCGACGCCACGGATGCGAAACCCGGCCCGACCCTTGTGGGGGCGACCACCTACCCGACGTTTGTCCCCTTCTCCAAGGACGGGAACAACCTGTTCACCACGGGGCTCACTGGCGGCTACGCTGTGCCCCCAGAGTTCATGCCCCGTTTCGGGCGTCAGGACATCCCGTACCACACCTTCACAGGGGTGTCCGACCCGCTGTACCCCGGCATCAACCACCTGTTCGCGGACGGTCCTGATGCGACTGCATCGGTGTTCTACATCGTCGGTGGGGTGGACAACACGGGACCGGGCAACTCGGTCAAGTCCATCCTGTTCGACACGACCATCGTCTATGGTGCTGCGGGGTCGGTGACCACCGTGTCGAACACGGCCTACGGTGCCCGCAAGGTGTATGACACCTCCGTGGTGTCATCGGACCTCGGACGGGGTCTCCGTGGTGTGGAGCTCCCCCCGTACCTTGGGATCGCCCGCCTCTATGGCGTGTACGAGCGGGCGGATTTCGTCGCCCACACGGATGCGTCCAACGTCGGGGCGTTCCAGAACACCAACCGGACACAGTCCATCGTGGGAGTGGGGGGCCGTCCCCCGGTCAACCTCCTCCGCACGGATGCGTCCAAGCAGACCCTGTTCATCCGTCAGAACGGGGCCAACAGCTACACAGAACAGGCTGACTCACACACCTACGTGGTCCCGCAGGAAGCCCTCGACATCACCCGCATCCCGAGCTACGTGTCGGGACAGGAGTTCCAGGACTTCGACTACGTGGTGGAGTGTGTGGTCTTCGGGTTCGCAGAGGGGTTCATCAACAAGAACAACTATGTGCTGGCCCGCCGCCACAGCGGCACGTCTGCACTGGTCACGGACGCCGCCAACCTGGAACTCACCAACGTGAGCATGGTGCTCCCGGCACCCGCACCCGCGTCGGTGAGCCCCTACGAGGTGTACTACCGCACGGTGTACCAGGGTGACCCGTACATGACTCGCGGTGGGGTCTCCGCACAGCCTTCGGACTATGCCACCCGGTACGGCCAGATCCCCCAGGTGGACGCGGCCCAACTGGGGACGATCATCAACCAGACTGGGGTGGATATCCCCAACCCCCGCGCCCTTGAGGTGCTGGCAACGATGGACTTCTACACCACCCTCGGGACTGGCAAGGTGGGGGGGCAGATGGCCCCCAACACCGTGCTGGACTGCGGGTACACGGCACCCAACGTGGGTGGAACGCGCGTCCCGGGCTCGATTGCGGACCTCCCGTGGCGCATCCTCCCCAGGGCGTTCACCGCGGGGCAGAACGAGAATCCCACGCACGCTTCGGCGTCCATCCAGATCCTGGACTTCGCCGTGGCGCTGGCGAACCAACTCCGGGTGTACCTGGACGGGTTCCCTGGTGGCCCCATTGTCCAGACCGCTGGGATTGGGTTCACCGGGGCATCCAACGATGCCATGGCAGCATCCCTCGCTGCTGCCATCAATGCCGACTGGGACTCCTATGTGGCCGACTGGGACTCCTATGTGTCGGCACAGGCGAATGGGAACGTGGTGACCCTCACCGCAATCACCCCCGGGGTTCAGGGCACTCAGTTGACGCTGTCTGCGGTGTTTTCGGTTCTGTTCACAGGTGACCTGACCACCACCGCCACCGTGCGGAGCGGGGACTCCCTCCCCCGCACCAAGGTGAACTTCTCGGGTGGGGTGGACGTGCCTGTCAACGGCGGGACCGGGGACTCCATTGTCTCTCTCACCGGCATGTCCGAGCGGCTGCCACTGGGGATCCTGGTGTCGGACTCGGACCTCCTTGCGGAGAACATCCTTGGGGACGGGGCCACATCGCTCCGGTCGTACCAAGGAGGTCTCCGGGCGGTCTACCAGAACGTCCCCCTCACCAGCAACGGGTTCGAGTACACCCGGTTCCTGGGTGAGCCTGGGACCGAGCTCTCGATGACCGACGGGTCGATCCTCCAGTACGTCCCGTACGACCCCCCGACCACGCCCGGTGGTACCCGGGCGTTCCGTCTCTATCGCGGAGGTGGTGCGGCGTTTGTCCTGTCGGGTGTCGCACCCGGCGGACCCGTCACCTGGGTGGGGGATTCGTTCTCCGCGTCGGTCCAGCCTGTGCTCAAGGGAGCCGTGCTGGCCTGCAAGGCCATCCTGGTGCGGAACTACCACGAGAAGGCTTTCGGCACCGTGCGCTCGCAAGGTGACGAGATCCAGATGATCGTGCTCACCCAAGCCATCTACGGATCGCCCACCACCACCGCAGAGGGCATCACCCTCAAGGGTCTCATCTCCCCTACGGGCTACGGTGAGGGCTACGCGGCGGCGGACCGCTACCGCCTCACGGGCCTCCCGATGGACCGTGGACGCACCCGCACGACACTGGACCCGGCCACTACCCCGGCCCCGTACAACGGCACCCCGTGAACCCTGGGGACCACGACGGGGAGAGTGAGCACAAGGCCGAGCTAGACAAGGCCGTCCTGGGGCTCGCTCTCCTCGTCGGAGTTCTCGTCTCCTGCTGGTTTGGATGGATACCCTGACGTTGCGGGCGTAACGTCGGGCATGTCAGAATCGGACGACGAGATTGTAGCATCTCTCAGCGACACCCCCGCCGACATCAGCCCCACACACGCGAAGCTCCTGAAGATCCGGGAGCGCAAGGACCTCGAAGCCCGGCCCTCTTCGTACATGAGGGAGTCATTCATGGGGTTCGATGGGAACGAACACCCCCTCAAGCTCCGGTACTACCAAGTCCAGGGGGTGATGCACCTTCTGGCTTGCAACCGATTCCTCCTGGGTGACGACTGTGGGCTGGGGAAAACCCTGATGGTGATTTCCGCACTCACCTACCTCTGGGAGCGCAACCCCGACCAGAAGGTGGTGGTCCTCACCACCAAATCGGCGGTAGCCCAGTGGGCAAGCGAGTTCACCAAGTTCACCAAGGGGATCACCACGTTCATTTGTCGGGGAACTCCTGCACAACGGAAGAAGATCCGTGACAGGTACCTGAGTGCTACGGGGCCAAGTGTCCTGATCATGGGCTACCGGACGGCGGTACAGGATTTCAGCGAGCTTCAGAACGAGGAAGGGTACGTCTTCATCAACGATGAGTGTTTCGATTACCACACCCCCGTGATGCTGGCCGATGGCACCACTGAGCTCATCGGGAGAATCGTCTCCAAGAGGATGCCTGTGAGGGTGCTCTCTTGGAATCCCGACACGAAGGTCGTGGAGCCCAAGGACGTGGTCAACTGGTTTCGCAATCCGTTGACCATGGGTAAGCGGAAGGAACTGTCAAAGGTTTCCTTCCGCTACTCAGGGAACGTCCGAGTGACCGGAAGCCATGAGTTCTACACCCCGGGCGGGAAAACCCCGCTGTACAGGCTCCGTGTGGGGAGCCCGGTGTACCACCACACGAGCAAGATCCCCAGTGAGAGCCAATGGCAGGTTCTTCTGGGAGGTCTCCTCGGGGATTCAAGTATCACATTCCCAGAGCGCAATCTTCAAGGGATGGCCTTCGGGCACTGCGAGGCACAGCGGGAACTTCTGGAGTTCAAGAGCTATGTTCTCTCGTCTCTCGGAGTGTCCAATATTCAATGGGGGGCCAATGGGGGGTACCCCAAGAAAGATGGGACGGAGAAGCCTCATGGCAGGTTCACTATGGATGGGAACCCTGCACTGTCGGACTTCATCAACAAGGCCGGTATCCGGCGGGAAGGCAAGAAGAGGGTCACGGCAGAGTGGTTGGACCGCATTGGTCCTCTTGGCCTCGCCATCTGGCACGCCGATGATGGGAGCCTCAACACCCATGTGGACAAGGATGGGGCAACCGGACATGTCGTGACCCTGAGCACCCACGGCTTCACCCGTGAAGATCACGAGGTGATGGTGGGCTGGCTTCGGTGGAAGTGGGGCGTCCACGCTGAGATCAAAACCGCCAAACTCACTGGATCGGGGCGGAAACCGTACTCATACCTCTACCTCAATCGAGAGGAAGCAGGGCGATTCTTCTCTCTCATGCCAGGGTCCATCCCTGGTGTTCAGTACAAATTCCCAGAGGGGATGCCCCCTGTGGATGTGTCCGGGGATTTGACCCCCAGCTACGGCCTTGTAGAGGACTCCATCACAGCCATCGAGCGATGGTCACCCCAACCCAACCACAAGTATGTCTACGACATCGAGGTAGAAGGGAACCACAACTACTTCGCCAACGGCACGCTCGTGTCGAACTGTGCTGCGTACAAGAACCACCAGACCCAGGTCCATCAGGTCTGCAAATGGCTCTCGGGGAAGGCCGTGAGAACTTGGGCACTGACCGCGACCCTCATCAAGAACAACTTGGTGGAGGGCTGGGGGGTGTACAACGTGGTGGTCCCGGGACTGTTCGGGTCGCACAACGCCTTCCTCAACGACTACTGCATCACCCGGATGCAACAGCTTCCAGGGACCCGCCGTCAGGTGCCGGTGATCGTGGGCTATCGCCAGAAGGACATCGCGGAGTTCCGTCGCAAGATCGACCCGTTCTTCCTGGGACGCCCGAAGTTCGAGGTGGCGAGTGAGCTCCCGCCGCTGGTGACCCGGCACATCATGGTGGGGATGAACTCCGCGCAGCAGGCCAAGTACGAGGAGGCCCTGGAGGGACTTCTCGTGGTGGGGTCCAAGCAGGGGCAGACCGAGGAGAAGGAGGTCACCAAGCTCACCGCGGTGACCTACTGCCAACAGATCGTGAACCACCCGGACCTCATCGGAGTCGAGGGCGAGTCCGAGAAGCTCGATGCACTGTTGGACCTTGTGGGTCCCGGGGGAGAGCTCGAAGGCGAGAAGGTGATCGTGTTCACCCGGTTCCGCAAGATGGTGGACATCCTGGTCCCGGCCCTCAAGAAGCTGGGCATCAAGTCGTCCCGCATCACCGGGGCCGAGGACGAGAAGGAGCGGAAAGCGTCGCAGGATGCGTTCCAGAACGCCAAGAGCGACACCCTGGTGTGCTGCATCACCACTGCCGCCGCCGAGGCCATCAACCTTCAAGCGGCCAAGGCACTGGTGTTCTACGACACCCCCTGGTCGGCGGGGGACTACCTCCAGATCCTCGGGCGCATGATCCGCATCGGGTCCACCCACGACCGCTGCTACGCCATCCACCTTGTCACCGAGAAGACCATTGACGAGCGGGTGGTGAAGGTGCTCTCGAAGAAGATGGGGCTGGTCGAGGCAGTTCTCGGAAAGCGCATCAAAGGCGAGGGGGACTCAGGCGTAATGGTAGACGCCGTGAACGACCTTTCCGACCTGTTCGAGGGGCTCCTCCAGGATGCCCGGAGCATCAACAAGTGATCACCGAGGTGGAGCTCAAGGAACTGGGAGACCTCATTGCAGAGCTCCCCGCGAGGCCTCAGTCGAACTCCTCCGAGGGTCAGATCCAGCCCGCCAGCATGAAGGGGACGGGGTACGTGGGCCACTACATCCATTCCGTGTGCGGCGACGACCCCAACGAGACCGACCCGGATGAGAAGCACCACTGCATCGGCAACGTCATTGCCGAGGACGAAGACACCGCGGTGATCCTCGCAACACTCATCGAGGTTGCCCCTGTGCTGTTGGATGAGGTGGTCCGTCTCCGGGCGGCGCTCACCAACCTCGCAGACCCTGACAACGCGAACAAGCGGATTGCGGAGGCGGAAGAGTGCGGCGGCGATGGTATCCACTGTGCCGTGCGGGAGGCCCAGCACTTCGCCCAGGATGTGCTGGGCCTGGGGGTGGGTGATGTCTGACGAGCTCTACTACGAGGAGTTCTGCGGGTCGATCTACCTCCGTAAGGGCAAGTCCCCGGACATCCTGAGGATGGTGGACGGCACCGATGAGATTGCCCTCGCGTTCGACCGGGAGAACTTCGGTCTCATTCGCCATGGTTCCCCGTCAACCGTGACGGAGTACATGATGAAGTCCGACATCCATTTTCCGGGGTTCCTGGCGACCCTCACCCTCCCGAAGGGGTTCCCCTTGGAGGAGCTCAACGAGGCCCTGCGGACGCACAACGTCAGGGCGCTCATCACCAAGCACTGCCCCGAGGAAATGGCCTCCCTCGCCCCCCCGGTGCGTGAATGAAGCCCCTGACGGACCCATGCCCGGCATCGGACCCTGCGAACCCGACCCGCTGCCAGAACGCGGACGCTGGACGCAAGTCCATCCAGTGCATTCGATGTGACACCGTCCGCCACTACGAGTGCTGTTCAGAGATCGGGCTGGACTGTGTGCGCGGGTGGGACGGATTCTGTGTGGTCTGCGACAACCCACCTGAGGTGAAGAAGTGACCGGCTGCGACAAATGCTATCACACGGGTGCCATCGACGCCGGGTTCACCGACGTGGGCATCCCCATCACACGACCGTGCGCGTGCCAGATCGCACGGGACATCGTGCGGAACGTCAACCGCGCGTGGCCCAATCTGTCCACGGCTCCCAAGATCGAGAGCTCGCCCCTCAGTGAGCTCACAGACGAGAACGTGTACATCACGGCATCGGACGCCTCCCTTCGGGCGCACCTCCGTCACGTCGGGCTCCGCATGGGGGCGAAGTGGGGGTTCAAGGTCCACACGGACTCGGACATGATGACCGCGTGGCTGGCCCCTATCGCCATCGCAGGGAAAGAGATCCTCGACCCTGAGGCGACGGCGGTGTCCACCGAGCGGGCGACCCTGGTGGACCTCACAGAGCCCCCAGAGCTCCTCATCCTGCGACTCGGGGTGAAGTCCGCCCGCAACAGTGCCATGGGGGAGGTGCTCCTGGAGGCCCTCTACCACCGGGCGCACATCGGGAAGCCCGTGTGGCTGGTGGACCAGCCTGGACGCCTGTTCAACCCCGCCCACATCGCGTTCAGCGAGGACGCCCTGCACCACATCACCCAGTGGGAGCGCGTGGCCCTCGACGAGGTGGGACCCGGCATGTCCATCGAGATGGTGAGCCACGGGGGGCAAGAACACTCCACACCGTCCACACAGAGCCGTGGCAGCGCCCTCACCCTGTCCGCGGGGTACAGCACGTCGAACGCAACGGCGAGCGCCACCACCCGGATCGAGCGCACCGTCACTGAACCCAAGAAGAAGAAGTTCAAGAGGATCGAGGAATGAGCACCAACGAATCCGGCCCCCCCGATGACGGCGGTGGAGCCCCCGCTTACGGAGCGCCTCCCGCCTTCGGCGGGTCTCAGTACGTCGTGTCCAGCACCCCCCAGGACGACATCCCCATCTTCACCCTCAACGACATCGTGGCGATGCTCACCCGTGCCCAGGAGAAGCTGCAAGAGACCACGCACACCGTGTTCCACAAGAGCTACACCGATTTCCACAACGAGGCAGAGAAGCAGGCCCGTGCGGCACTCTCGGCTGAGATGGCCAAGTTCTACCGTGACCGGGGGGTGTTCCGGTGAAGTTCCTTCTGCGCTCGTGTTTCATCGCTGTTCCCACGGATGACCCGGAGCTCACGTTCCGCAACTACTTCGCCCTGTCCGACTCGGGCCTTGGGTTCGATGTGCCCGAGGACACGGTGTTGTGGGAGTTCGTCCGGGACTTCGCACAGACGCACAACCACGCCCCCGATGTGCGGACCATCCGGTCGCATTTCGAGAACCTCAAGAACCCCGCGGCGGGCGACCGCCTGGAGAACGTCGCCCCTCTCAAGCCCTTGTTCAAGGGGGACTTCATCAAGCGCCTGGAAGAGCGGGCCGAGGAGCGTCGGTCCAGGATGGTGACCGACATCCTCCGCGAGGCCAGCCAGATCCTCCAGACTGGAGTGGAGGTCCAGGAGGGCAAGAAGAAGAAGCACCTCCGTGGACCCATGGACGCTGTCCACTACCTCGTGAACAAGTCCCACGACATCGTGATGCCCACCTCTGGGGCACGGCTGTCAGGTGAGATCACCGGAGATGGCAGTGACTTCATGAGGGAGTACGAGCGGGTGGAGAACGACCCGCTTGCAGGCATTGGCCAGTTCACAGGCATCCAACAGATGGACGATGCCCTGGGAGGTGCCAAGAAGCATGAGCTCTGGACGCACGCGGCGTTCACGGGAGGGCTCAAGTCCACCCTGGCCTTCAACTGGGCCTACAACCAAGCGGTGTACTACAAGTACGACTCGCTGATCTTCTCCCTGGAGATGCCCTACGCCCAGGTGCGCCGGATTCTCTACGCGATGCACTCCCTCCACGGGAAGTTCCGGGATGACCGCATCCGGCTGGGGGTCCAGAAGACCCCGGGGCCGAACGTCGGCCTGGAGTACGGCAAGATCAGGGACGGAAAGCTCTCCAAGCTGGACCCCGCGGAGAAGACGTTCCTGATGGACTATGTGGTCCCCGACTTCAACTCGGGGATCTACGGGAAAATCAACATCGAAGTGTCGGACCCGGACAAGTCCGACTACAACGTGGCCGACATGAGGGCGAAAGCCGAGCTCATCTACTCCAAGTCCCCGTTCCACCTTCTGTTCGTGGACCACGCCGGGCTGCTCTCTCCCCGCCAGTGGGTGCCCAGCACCACTGAGCGCATCAACGAGGTCATCCGGGACCTGAAGCGTCTGGCGATGAACTTCAACCGCGGCGCTGGGATGGCCGTGGTGAACCTGTTCCAAATCTCCCGCGAGGGGTTCAAGGCTGCGGAGAAGATCGCGGAGAAGTCCCAGGGGACGTTCGCCAACGGCCCCTACAACCTCACCCACCTGTCGTACGCCAACGAGGTGGAGCGGTCATCGGACATCGTGACGGCGAGCTACCTCAACGATGAGCTCCGGGCCGCGAACCGTGTGCTGTTGCAGTGCATGAAGTCCCGTGACCAAGCACCGTTCCAGAACTTCTATTCTCGCGTGGAGTGGCACTGTCGGCGTATCCTCACGTCACAGGAAATGCCCATGGTCACAGGCCGTAAGGACGGAGACGCCAAGCTGGCGGACTCCCTGAGTGAGATCGAAGGACTGCTGTGACAACACGCCGACCCCCCCAATCAACCTGGACCAGCCACACCATGTGGCGGTGTACTCGACACATCCCCTCCTCGATGGTCTACCCGGCCTTCGTGGAGGCGTGCCCAAGCTGCAAGCAACCCCGGCCACCCGAGGACCGCCGACCCGCCGACCCCTACGCACCACCCGCGCCCGTGAAGGTGGTGCCGTCGCTCCCGGTGAACGACGCGGACTACGCCAAGGACCCAGAGTGGGTCCAGGGACACGCGGTGGTGGTGGAGGAGACCCCCGCACCGTCTGAGTGCAAGTGGTGTGGGAAACCACCGGGTTTCGGGGGGCCATGCAATGGGGACTTCCTGGTGGCACCCCAGGAGACGGATGCACCCCAGGAGACGGATGCACCCCAGGAGACCACACCGCCCCCGCCCCCGGACCTCTGGGCCATGGTGTCTGCACAGGCACAGAAGGAACTGGATGCCTCTGTCCTCGGGGACCTTCTGGCCACGGCTGACGCCCCCACGGAGACCACGGGGTGCATGATCCCCCCGGCTCTCACCGAGGAGTTCCCTGAGCCCGCCGTCAAGGCCAAGAAGGCCCGATGCCCTGGACCTGGGTGTCGGAAGGCCGCACGGGAGTCCAGCCCCTACTGCTCCAAGATCTGCTCTGACCGCTGCGGTCGCGTTCGTCGGAAGGCCACCACGGCGGTGCTCACCAAGACCGAGGTGGAGCACCTCAACCGCATCGAGAAGGCTCTGGAGAACTGGGGGAAGCGGTGATCGAACCCAAGATCGTCATCTATCCGTTCGGGAACGTGAGCTACACGTCCGCCCTGTTCTACGGTGCGGACGTGCGGAAGTCCCTGCGGAGGCTTCAGGCAGGGTCTATCCAGTGCGTGGTGACCAGTCCTCCCTATTGGGGGCTCCGGGACTACGGCACGGGTTCGTGGGAGGGTGGTGACCCCGCGTGCGCCCACTCCGTCGGCGGTCAGGTCCAGGACACCAAGTACACGGGAGCCATCACCACGGGCCAGCGGCCCGTGGTAGACGCGAGCCACTGCCGTTTGTGCGGTGCGACTCGGGTCGATGACCAGATCGGGCTGGAACAGTCCCCCGAGGACTACGTGACGGCGATGGTGGAGGTGTTCCGGGAGGTCCGCCGGGTGCTCCGGGACGACGGTGTCCTGTGGCTGAACCTCGGGGACTCATTTGCGGGTGCCAGCCCCCCACCCACCACTTATCGTCTGCGTGCGGATCTGACCCCGGACCAGATCACCTATGTTTTGTCCGAGTTGAGCAAAGCTCGGACAATGGCAGATGCGACGGTGGAGGGGGATGAATGAACATCGGTTTCCCAGAACCGGAGCACCCGATAACCGCATTTTACCATGTAGGCGTCTGCGGACTTGTCGCGCTTCATGTTGGACTGCTGAATTGGGTAGGGCGCGTTGGGATAGATAGACGGGTTGCCATGCCAGAAATCCCCGTCCCATTGCACAATGATGTTGTGGTCTGTCAACAGCGCATCAACGACGAATTTTCCACCAATGACATGCTGTTCGACGTAGAGGCATCCAATGGAGTCAAGGATCGCCCGTCCCGCCCGCTCCAGGGTGTTCGCGCCCTTGATTGCGGGAAACCGGAGGACACGGTTGATGCCCGCCATATCCCTCGGGTAGTTGCGACATTTTTGCGAACAGTATTTTGCACTGTTTCTACGCCATCCGGGGATGTAGAATGGTTTCTCACATGTTGGGCATGTGGTGATTCTCCCACTGCCGCAGACCGTGATGGTCATTGCACGAGCGGCACCCTTGGCACCCAAGGTGTTTTGCCAAGAATTTGTGCATCCCACAGAACAGAAGCCGACAGGGCGGCGACGACGGGATATGAAACTGTTGCCGCAGTAGCGGCAGGCGTATGTGCAACAACTATCACACCATTTAGTGGAAGCAGAACGTGGGGTGAACTGTTGGTTGCATTTTTCGCACGAGCGTGGTCGGTAGGTCATGTGGTTGGTGTACCCTGGAGGGTAGTCTAATGCAACTAGAAATGCGACAAGAGGAGATCCCGGCCCATCTGATGAATTTCTTCGAGCCGGTACCAACCCTCAAGCAGAAGGACATTTCCGGCATCCCGTGGATGGTGGCGTTCGCACTGCGGGCGGACGGCTGGTACCTTCGCAGTGATGTCATCTGGTCCAAAGGGAATCCGTTCCCAGAGTCCGTCACGGACCGCCCCACCCGCTCTCACGAGTACATCTTCCTGCTCACCAAGAGCCGGGAGTACTTCTACGACCACGTCGCGGTGAAGGAACCCGTGGCAGACGCCACCCGGAAGGACATGCGGATCGGGAGAGATGCCGTGCGGGACTACACGAACGCCGGGAAATCCTTCGGTGTCGGGACGAGTGCCTCGCGACGGATGGCGACGAACTGTGTGGGTGGTGAGGGCGGACTGCGGAACCAGCGGTCGGTCTGGACCATCAACCCCAAGCCCTACAAGGGTGCCCACTTCGCCACGATGCCCACCACCCTGGCAGAGCTCTGCATCAAGGCCGGTTCGTCCGAGAAGGGCTGTTGCCCGACCTGTGGAGCCCCCTGGGCGCGCGTGGCCGAGCACGAACAGGTCCCGGACCGTCCTGGCAGGGTCCAGGGCCGCGAGGGGGACACCCTGCATGAGGCCCACGGGAAGGACGGCCGGGCGGGCAACCGCCGTCGGGTGTCGTCGCGGACGGTGGGGTGGGAGCCGACGTGCAACTGCCCCGAGCATGAACCTGTCCCCTGTGTGATCCTGGACCCTTTCAGCGGGAGCGGGACGACGGGATACGTGTCCAACCGACTGGGACGTAACTACGTGGGGACGGACCTCAACACGGAGTACCTCCCCCTGGCAGAAGCCCGGCTCCTCGGGATGGACCCCCCGGAGGACGGGGAGCTCACAGAGGACTCGGGCGTAACGGCTTCCATCATGGACATGTTCGGAGGGAGTGATGGCTGAAGTAGCTACAAGGTCGGAACGTCGTGTCGCCCGCATCCATGAGATGGTCCGCATCGACAAGGTGCTGGAGGGCTACGGCTACCGGGTGCAGGCCAACACCGACCGGGAGCAACAGTTCTCGTGTGATTTGCACGGTGATGGCACCGACTCCAAGCCTTCGGCCCGCGTCTATCCGAGCACCAACCAGTGGTACTGCGTTGACATTGACGCACCCATCCTCACGGCTCAGGGGTGGGTACGTCTCGGGTCTGTCCGTCCGGGGGTCGATACATTGCTGGACGGAGTTTCTGAATGGCACACCACACCCGCATATTTTGATCGTGGGGTCCGACCCGTGGTCCGGGTGGAAACCACCGCTGGGTATGAGGTGGCAGTTACCCCCGATCACGAGGTTTTCGTGGTCGGCAGGGGGTGGGTGGAAGCCTCCTGTCTGAGGCCCGGTGATGTTCTGGACATCCCCAAGCCGGTCAACCCAATGTTCCCCACGGGGTTGGATCTGCCCTTTGACCCATCCGACATTAACACCACATCCTACGGCAACTACCCCAACCTGAGCCTCCCCTCGGTGTGGAGTGAGGAGATTGGCGTGGTGCTGGGGTACATTTTCGGTGACGGGTGGGTGGTGACCCGAAGAAGTTCCAAGGGGTCTCCCGGCGTTGGTCTGACAGCGCACTCATCGGATGCTGAAGAAGCCCGTAAGGTATTCAGGCTGCTCCAGGGATGGTCCAACCGACGTGGGTGTGAGAGACACAGAACGGACACCACTACTCTTGGTGGGTTCACTTACATCCAAGACCAGTACGTCTGGACCGTGGGCAACGGTGGGTTGGTGGAGTTCTTCCGCCGGTTGGGGTTGGACAAGAAACAGGGGGCCACTGAACGCAGGCTTCCACAAACATTGTGGTCTGCCCCTGAGTGTGCCGTGCGGGGTTTTCTTAGGGGAATTTACGCGACTGACGGGTCTGTAGTCCGCCCAGCGGATAGGACGGCTGTCCGTGTAAATCTGTACTCGGTGTCCAAGGGGTTCCTTCAGGATGTACAACTCCTTCTTCTTCAGTTCGGGATTCACTC